GCTTCTTCGTATCTCTTTTGCTTCTGTTGTCTAAGTTCTCTAGCTATTCTATCAGTTTCATCTCTTTTTTCTTGTCTCTTTTCGTATGAAGTCATTTGAAGTTCTAGTTTATTGTATAATGCTTCTAAAATATCATAATTTAAATTGCTATCATATTTACATAATTGTTGTACATCATCTAATTTACCATCTATAAATGTTCCCTTAAGTTTATAATCTTTGTACACACATAAATATTTTGTTGTATCTAAATAAGTTTTTATTAATTGATATGTATTATTATCTACATTATTATTTTTGTTCCAATCAATTGCACCTTCGTCTTCTTCGTCCCAACATTTGATAGCTTCTTGCCACTCTAAATCTCTATCAAATATACTGTAATATGTCCTGTCTTCTTTTTTATCCATATTACAATCATATTTTTGATAGTCTGAATATAAATCATGATTACATTTATCTCCTATATATTCTTCAAATAACTTCTGATTAAAAAATATTGGTAAATCATATTTTTCTTTAATTATTACCGCATTTATCTCTTTAAAAGTTATTTCTTTGGCTTCAAATCTTGCAACCAAAGTTATAGTAATTGTTTCATCTGAATCTGTTCTATTTCTTAATTCAGTATTTAATACAATTGTATCTAACAATACCTTTTCAGTATCAACGCTTTCTTCTAGTTGCATTAATTCTTTTGGCGTTCCAATTATTTCTTTAGTATCATTTTCAAAAGTAACATCGATGTTACTTTTAGATTCTTTATTTGACTTTTTAAACCCCTTTACAATTTCTTTTAATTCTCTCACACTCATATTTTCAACATCATTATTAACTACAATATCTTTTACTTGTTCTGTTTTAAGTGTAGATAATTCTATTATTTTAGTACCACCTAATTTTTCAACTTTATCTTCAATTTCTTTAGGAACTGTATTAATCAAGTTATATGCCTTCATATATCTACTTGCAGTCATTTTAGTATAACCAACATTTAATTCTAACCAGTCTTCCCATTTTCCATGTTTCATTAGGTTTTTTGCAGTAGTTAGCCATTGACCAATTTTTATAATACTTTGTTCAATATTATCTTTTGCTTTATTTATTTCCACTACACAATTGTCTAATTCTATTTTTTGTATTTCTTCTAGCTCTTTTTTCATGATTATATTTCCTTTCTTAATTTATTATTAAGAAGTTTCAACTAACTTTTTTACTAATACACTTCTTATTGTGTTCAATAACTAGAAGGTCACGATTTCTTTTCCTAACTTCATTATACATATTTAAAAATGATTCTTTCAATTGTGCGTTTTCAACTAACATTTTCTTATATTCTTCTTCTATGTAATTAAATGCGTCTATGTATTTTAATTGAAATTCTCCAAATTTTTTACCATTCATTCCTAAAATATATTTCAACATTAAATCTTTATATAATCTGTAAGTTGGTTGTTCTTTGTTCTGAGAATTTATGTAACTATCGTCAACCATAGCAAAATTGGTACTTATAGAGGACGGTACAAATTTGTACTCTCCTATTTCTTCGACTATTTTTCTAATATCTCTCATGACTATCTTAGGCTCTTTTCCAATTATATCTGCTAATTCATTACTTAGAACATAAGGCTTATTACTTTCATCAAAATATACTTTAATACCTAATTGTTCAATTAATCTTACTTGTATATTCTCATTTACACTTTCTTCCGTTTTATGTATCCCGTTTACTTTGTACCACTTATTTTTAGAAACATCATTCAGAATTTCTTTTTGTTCTAATGTTAATTCTTTAATTATTTCTGTTCTGTCTTGAAAATAATCTTCATATACATAATTAATTCCACTTCTTATATTTGAGTAGATATTTTGTCTATATCCGTATGTACCTTCATTTTCAATATTATCTTCGCTGAAAAATCCATCTCTCACTAACTCAAAAGCTAAACTATTCATTCTATCTACTTTTAATTTATTATTTTTACTATTGAGTCTTTCAACTGTCATATAGTGATAAAATAATCCAATGTTACGAATTTTTCTATCAATAGTAGCCTGAGATAATCCTTTTTGCTTTAATGTTAGTTCCCAACTTAATAATTGTGTAGTAACCATTTCCTTTAATTGTAGTTCGTCAATGAACTTTGTTTTATTTTGTTCCATATTGAAACATCTCCTTATAATTTATTTATTAGTGAATACATATGTTTCCATATATATTCCAATCATACTACTTTCCTTTTTTTACCTTTACTAGTTAGAATAATCTGACTAAGGGAGCTACCCTTAGTCATAAATTACTCCTTATGTATTCACTAATAAATTTGATACCAAAGGAATAGTATCATTGCAGTATATAATTTAAATTTATGTATTGACTTTGTATATTAATTTGTTAATAACTTAATTACATATTACTACCAATTAAAAACAAAGTCAATACTTTATATATTAATTTGTTATTTATATTCCAACCTTATAAATCCACGCAAAAAAAGAACCTAACACACATTTTGTACTAAGTTCTTTTCATGTATATTTTCAATTTATTCATTATTTTCATACATACAATCATCTTGTTTTTGTCCAAGCTCCTGTATTGTCTACATAATAATTATTTACCCAAGTATTAGAAACCATCCACCCGTATTTATTCACATAATACCATTTTCCATTTGTACAAATCCACGCATTAGCATAACCTTGGTTTAGGTCTGGTGTTCCGCAAATCCAACCACCTTTTCTATAATCCCATTGATAACTGTCTGCATATATTGTACTTTCATTAGCTATAGTCATTTTATTAGTTGACCCTTGCCCATCGAAGGCACTTACTCCAATTGGTTTTAATGCTATTATCGAAATTATTATTAGTATACTTGATACACCTTTAGATATTAAATTTCTTTTCATTATTATCCCTCCGAAATATTTATAACATAATTATACAACATTTCATACTATTGTTAAATGCATTAAAGATAATAATGAAAAGAAATTATATTAATTGCAAATAGAAAACATTAAATCTCTATTTGCAATATTTTTTAATTTAATTATTTTAAAAATGGATTAGATAATTTACCAGTTAATTTAGCGAGTGCAATTTGATTATCTGTTTCTTCTGTTTTCATTATAATCATACTTGCAGTATAAAATAACCTTTCCATCGATGTTGCATTTTGTAATTCATCTAACGATAATCCGTGTTTCTCAATATAATGGGCATATGTATATAAATCCATATCACCCTTTATTAGTTTTTTATTTCTTCTAATTGCACTCTATATATTTCATCTGGATTTACGTCATTTAATCCATTTAATTCTTGAAGAATTTCTATTATTTTTGATCTTTCTGCTTCAGTAAATATTCTTTCAATAATTCTGAAATTTTCTTTCTTATCACAATTATATGCTTTTAAAAGTTTTTCATTTCTTAAATCGTCAGCAGACATAAATATAAAATATAACATTCCCTTTTTTGTATCTTTCTTTAATCTATCTCTCATATCAGATAAATCTCCACTGGAAAGAGAATGGAATTCTAAATCCCCACCTAAAAATTTACTATGGATTAAACAAGTTTTAATTTGTACTCTTTCTATACATTCTTCCTTTTTAGCTATTATTTCTTCTATTGATAGTTTAGCCATAATTTAATCTCCTTTTCTCTCTTTTATTATTTTTATTTTATTATAAAGACGCCCAATCATCTTCTCCATCATCAATTGTGTCAATAAAATCAGCTGATTCTATTTTAAATCCAGCTTCATATTTTTCAGTTAGAAAATCATTATCTGATTTTAAAGAAAATAAATTTATATCGCCTTTAATCCATGCTTTTTCAATGTAAATGGTTTCTTCTCCCGATTCATCTGATTTATAAACAGTAGATTCAAGCGAAAATGTAAATGGTTGTAATGATTTAGCACACTCAAGTATTGCTGGTTTAAATCTTGAATATACTTTATTAATTTCAAAAGTAATTGATCCTTTATAACTTACATTAACTTCTCCCTTGGTTGCAGAATTCATTAGGGCAATTTCCTTTGTATCAGGAGTTAATTTTATTTCTAAGTCTTTTAATTCAGCTATCTCTATATCATCTATTTTCATATAACCATGATTACTTAGAATTACATCATTAGGATTAATTGTAGTTCCAACAGTGGACATATATTCATCATCCTTTCTTTTTATAATTTAATTTGTTTTTTAAGTCTCATATTGAAGTACAATGGAAATATCTTCCACTACATCCATTATGTAAAGTTTTACTTTAATAAAGACATGTGTATCTATTTTTGCTTTTAATACATCACTATCTGCCATATCATCTGTATCTGTTCCTTGTGCTTCCAAATATGTTTTTGTTGAATCAATATCTAATTCACAATATGAAGTACTGTCATTACTTAAATACCCTTGTGTACTTAATCCTTTTAAATAAGTATTTAATACTGCTACAAGCGTTTTTCGATTAGCATAACTATTTCCTATTTTACCTATGTAATTATTATAAAACATTTCTCTAAGATCACTTTTAACCATATCAATGACTTCGACAACTCTTATTTTAGTAAGTGCTTCTGATTCGTTTGTACCAATAGTTTGTTTTGAGTTTACACCCCTTGAGAATACAATATTAGAACCATTATTATAAAGAAACAATTGTCCATTTGATACACAAGTGTCTTCGTCAGTTTTAATATCACATGAAGTAACATTTTTAGCAGTATGATTAGTAATAGATTCATTCCCCCCTAATGTACAAAGATAACTTGCTACATCTACTATGTAACTATTCGAAGATACGCTTTCTACGGTTGTACCACTTACGTTAGAACCATCTACAGTTGCAGTATTCACAGTTGTATTTGTTGTTATTGTATTTTCTAAATTAGAAGCTGTGAAATTTACAATACCTTCACTATCTGAAGCATGATTGAAAACAACTCCTTTCAATGGATAATCTTCATCACTTCTTTGTGTTTTTATGAAATTTGTTACTATAATTTTATCACTATCAGATGTTACTTGTGGTGTAACTAACCAACCATTTTCATATACTTTATTAAGCAAAGCTAATGCAGTTGGTAAAGATTTTGTTATGTTATCAGCACCATTAACAGTTGAATCTGCATCTACGTGTGCTGAAGCGACTATTACAGTTTTTACTCCATATGTAGAAAATGCAGTAGAAATATAAGCTTTATTTACTGATTCCCAATTATCCGTTACTTTTTTTAATTTTTTATAAGTATATAAACCTTGTACGTTTTTATCATCAATAACAATTAGAAGCGTTCCTCTTTCAGCTCTAGTTGAAACTGAATTAACTAATGCTTCTAGAGAAAAGGTTAATTTACTCATAGTATTTGAAGTACTCAATATTCATCATTCCTTTCTATTTTGTAATTTAAATTATTACTCTTTTATATTTAAAGATAATATGCCCATGAGTTCATCATAGGTTCTATCAGCTTCTTTAGTTTGTGGTTCTGCTTGTCCATCAAAATATTCTAGTGTAACAAGCATTATAGTTGCGTCAGCAAGTGTTGGTTTTTTATCAAAAACTGGTAATGTTCTACTTTTTCCATCAGAACGAACTACGGAAATTCCTTTGCCAATTAAGTCATTTAAATCATCTATCATTTGTAATTTATCTTGTTTTTTTGCTTTTATATCTATATATTCAATTATTATATTAACTGCTTTATATTTTGTGGTATCTAATTTTTCTTCTATCTTCATAGGAACAACTTCTATAAAAAAACTAGGTATTGTAATATATTGTTCATTTTCATCAACGTAAATATTATAGGTTGGATATTTTGTTTTTAACATTTTAGCAGTACATAATAATATATCTACATAATTAACCTTCATTAGTGAATGCACTTCCTAACTCTTTACGTAGATTTGCTTTTAAATTTCTTTTACAATTAGAAAAAGCTTTTTTAAGCATATGTTTTCCCCTATAATATTTACCATTTCTCATAATAAATCCATTTTCTATTAAATGGCTATAATATCTAGGATTGTTTGTATGTTTGGGATTCGTATAAACAATACCAATATCACTCCAGACCGTCATGGCGTGCGTACCTCTTTTGTCCTCATTCTTTACTACTTCCCAAGAGTCTCGCAATGTCCCTGTATCTATGGGTGAATTATTAGAAGCATCTTCTGCACATTGTTTTCCTGTTTCTTCGAGTGCATTTTCTATAGCATCATCTACTTTTTTATCTACTCTATCAAGAAATTGTTTAAATTCTTTTAATCCATCAATTGAATTACTCATTAATAATCACCTCTTTATATTAATTTATTTTATATTTTAACTATGTATTAATAATTGCATTATGAGTAATTATTAATGAGCAATTCCAATAATCTTCATATTTAATAATCTTTTGAATTCTATAATATTCATCATTATATTTAATTATTGTACTTTCAGTAATTCCAAGGTTAGTGTCACAAATCATTATTCTTGAAACTTCTAAATCATAACCATGATATTGCTGAGTTTTCTTATCTTCATCATTTGGTCTATGAATATCAACTAAAATAGGAACAGTTGTTGATACTAAATTATAACTTTCTCTAGCTATTCCCCATTCATCATCTAATTGTTGGTGTGAATATATTTGAATTGTATCAGCGTAATTTGAAACTATACTCTTATATATTAATTTAAAACTACTATTTTCCTCATTTATAGATTCATTATTGAATGACACCTTTTTTATTTTTCCAGCAGTAGTAACATTTACATGATTAAACTGTTCATCAATTAATTCACAAATTTTATATGCTCTTGATGAATTATCAGCAAGCGTTTGTATATTAACTCCTTTTAGAATTACACTATACTTAATAAAAATTGTATTTATACAATCACTATCTTCTGACGTTTCTGAAGAAAAATTTATTAATATATTTACTGTTTCTGAGTTTAATATAACATCATTTTTATCTTTAAATAAGACTACTCCATGTTTTGAGTCCTTCTCGTTTTTAAAAATACTATATGGATTTTCACCATACTCTTTATCTAAAGGATTTGAAGTTGAATGGTAAATAATTTTCCATAAATTTTCTGATGTAAGTATAAAATTTTTAATATAATCTTTATATATATTGAATTTATCTAATTCTTGTATTGATTGCAATTCATCCAATGTACTCATAATTTACTACCACCTCCATATATTAATTTTATATTTTATATTTTACAAACCCAGTTATAGCCCCATTCTTAAAACCTAAAAACCCAATAAAAGAACTGATTTATCAACTCTTATTTATACATTAATTTGTTTTTACATTACATTCCCACAAGTGTAATTTTTTGAGTATCTAATATTTTAATACCATTAGAACTGTCACTTACAGTTAAATAAATATCTGTTGGACTTGTAATTGACGTATTTTTAATTGAAATACTCGAAGGACTCTTAGCAGTTACTATTATCTTATTTTGTAAAATTAAAGTTTGTGTATTAGCATCAAAACTATAATTTATTTGTAATGAATTAT